AACTGGAGGACCTCAATATTTTTGGATAGCTCTTGCTATAATAGCTCTTTTGTTGTGGCAATATCCAAGAAATAGAATGGTGTGGTTGTTGGCTGCAGTGTTTGCGGCCTATTCGTCTACTAAGATAGATTTTGGTAGATTGAAATCCTGTGTTCTTGGATGGTGTCAATTCACACCCCAGACCACAGAAGGCGAGAAGGATCCTTTTTCCACAAAGATAGATCTCGGAGCTACTGAGACATATGTAGATATTGCTTGTGAAGCTTTATCTATGGGAGTTTTTGGTAAAGTTATGATTTTTGATCAGACTAAAGATCTTAATCAACGCTTTTGTAATGCTGCCAAAACTTCAGATTGTAGTTCTAAATTTATGAAAAGGGTTCGAGAGTGGATCATTAATATGGTCCGCACGATCGCGACCAAACTTGGATATGAGATTACGGTGGAAGCAGGCCCCTTTGCGAAGGAGCTTTCCCATTTACAATCTATTATCCATGATCTTCTCATTCGTGCTGAGAAAAGGACTTCCAATGCTGTTGATGCTGAAATGGCTAGGAAGTTGCATGAATATGATATATATCATCGTGAACTTGAGTTTAAAATTCAGAATCTTAAAGAAGATTCTCACATAAGACCTATTCTGCGGGATAATCTTAGTCGTTTGCGTGATATACGAACAATGGTGTCTGAAGCTGGATTTACCAAAGAGCCCAATGTTGAGCCACGATCCGTTTTTCTCTGTGGAGGATCGGGTGTTGGTAAGACTGATCTTTCTGATTATGCGATAACAGAGATAGCGATTAAGGGTCTTGATAGAGAATCAACGATTGATTTTAAGGAGAATAAAAATCGTTTTATTTTTTCCCCTTCAGTTGGATCTCAATATTATGATACATATAAAGCTCATCCAGTTGTATATTGGCCTGATATATTCTCTGCGTTGCCAGTTCCTGGGCAAGAGAATGAATGTACTTTTTGGATTAATGCCTATGGTTCTAATGTTTTCAACTTGAATATGGCAAATTTGCCTGAGAAAGGCAAAATTCATTTAGTTGCTTCCCTTTTATATGCAGTCAGTAATAAGATGACGTATGATGCAGCCTATTTTCAGAAGGCTCTGTCTAATACTGGTGCTTTGGCACGTCGTATACAAGAGAATGCCTGGGCTATATTGGTTAAGCCTCAATATTGTCAGAAGACTGATAAACCCAATGATTGGGCTAATTTACCTTCATTCCCAAATAGTTTTTGGGCTGGTCTGAAGAATAAGTTTCCTGCAGATTTTATGAAGGCTACATATCCTGATTGGCCTAATCCTGGAGCTAGTCCTTTTTGGCAGAAGATGGATCGAACTAAAGTGCGCGACTGTGAAGGTCGTAATCTTAATGCTTGGTATTTCATTCAATGGGATTGGATAAACGGAAAACCACTTGAGGGTGGTGAGATCTTTGAGTACGCTGAGTGGATAAAGTGGAATCAGATTAAATATCAAGAACATCTTAAGTATCAAGCTGGACGTAAATCTCATCAGAAGGAATATTTGGCTTCTAAGATTGATGAACATCTTAAGTCACTTGAGCCATTTGTTCCTCAGACAACTGCGTCAGAGAAATTTGACGAAGTGTTTAATTTGTCTGATTGTGAGGAAAGTAATGTTGAGATACCAATATCACCTGGGCTTTTAGATGATTCTCGAAGTAGTAGTCCTATTTTCTTTGATGCCCATTCTCATGTTGCAGATGGTGGTTGTGAAGAGACGAAGGAGGAGGAATTGTTTCTTATTGATGATGAAGAATCGGTAGGGGCTAGTGAAGCCTATTATGTCGATAAGGAACTTGGAGTTGCTGATATGGCGCCGTCTAGAGCTGATGTATATACCTCAGTTGATATTGATGGTCGACCCATTCAGGTTCCAATTACTGTAGAGACTCGTATTGAGATGAATCGTGCTAAATTGAATTGCGCTATGACCAATAAAGCTGATCTTGTTTCGTATCTTCATAAACTTGATGCTTGTTACGAGGGTTTGAGTGCCTTCGTTAAGCAATACTATAATGATTGTATGTTGGCGAATGAACATCTTAAATTCGCGTATTACGATCGTAGTTTTCAAGGTGATATGAATCATCCTATTCATGTTTTTCTAGAGGAAATACCTCTTGGTGATTTGAAGAGGTTTATAGGGTGGAATATTCAGGATGATATGATGATGCATGTAGTGCGTGCGCGTTCTGCATGTGATGATGCTTTTGCGTCTTTTGTAGTTGGTTCTAGTGCCATATTAGATAAGATTACTGCTGCAATTGAGCATTGTTCCACTGCTCCTCTTGAGTGGTTTAAGAATACTATAGTCGATGCTTTATTGAGTAATACTGGGAAGTTTGCTCTCGCGACTGTAGGTTTCTTTGCTGCTATATTTGCTCTTGTGAAAATGATAGATTGGTTCTATCCTGGAGAACAGCTTAGTACTAAAGAAGCTAATGAGAGCGGGAAGTGGATTCAGCCGCAACAAACGGTTGATGAAGTTTTTGTTGGTGAAGAACCGGAAGCTCATGCTGGACTTAATCGTACTGAAGCTGATTACATTCATAAATGGAGTGGTAATATATTCCAACTTGTGCTCTTGCGAGGGCTCAATGATAAAGAGTTAGCTAATGATCCACCACCTGTGATGAAAGCTTATGAGAAGACGCTTGGATCTATGGTATTTCTTGGGGGACATATAGGAGTCACGTGTGATCACATACGTCAAGCTATTGTGGAGTTGTGTAAGCAGCCTGATTATAATTATTATCGGCTTGCCTTGCTCCCTTATAATAGTATGACTACCGTTCCTTTTAAGATACTTGAGGTTTCTGATCTTAATATGGTGCCTCTTGATAATGATCTTGCTATTATCGAGTTTCCGAGAAGTGCGTTTCATCATTTCGCTTGTTTGTATGATCAATTACCTAGTAGTCGTGATACTAGTATATTGAATCTTAAAGCTATGCAGCGATTTAATACGTGCTTCATGAATAAATTGGATACTGGAAATGTTGAGTATCTAAGGCCTGAAATGAGAATGTCCATTGCGAGTATGAAATATCCGTTAATTATGGACATGTCACGAGGACAAAGAAAAGGAGAGAAGACCTTGCTAGCTGAATATACTATACGTGATGTTATTTATCAGTTTGATAGTACAACTAGTGGTCAGTCTGGATCCATCGCGTTTGTTACTGATAAAGCGCGTAGTACTGCTACTCCTATTCCTTTATATCTTCATACTGCTGGTAATGCCGCTATGGGTTGCGGTGTTGCTTTGTATCGTGAAATCTTTTCTGATTGGGTTTCTAAGATAAAGCCGCATGGTGTTGCCATCTCTACCGTTCACGACCGAATAAAAGATGTCAACCTCGTGGTGGGGGAGTTTAATGCGCAAGTTGGAGATGAATATGATTTCCCAGTTTTAGATAGGTCTAATTTTGCGCCTTATCATAACGTGGTAGCCAGGACTGATAGGTTACCGTGTAATGTTAGCTCTTCCATTAAAAGAACCCAATTCTACGAGCCTGTCAAAAAGAAGTATGGCATAACTCGTAGGCCAGCTACTTTGTTTAATCGTGGAGATGATAAAGCAAAGATAGCTCGTGAAGCGTACGGAAGTAACGTTGAACAGTGTATTAATATACGAAACGTTGATTACGTGACAGAGCTAGTATGTAGCTGGTTATTTGATAAATCTTCGCCCGTGGTGAATACTCGTCGGTTATCATATGAGGAGTCACTCAAGGGTTGTCCAGCAATCCATTTAAAACAAGTACATGCTGTGAGTTCATGTGGATATCTGCTTAAAGTAGTTAAACAAGAATTTGGATATCATGGCAAAGGAAAGTTATGGATTTTTCCTGACCCAGAGGAATTAAATTTGGATACCCCTATGGCGAAGGCACTTAAGCGTTGTTATGATCAATGCACAGATAAGCTTATGGCGGGAGATCGTATACTTAATGTGTACCTCGACTGCTTGAAGGACGAGTTGCGACCGTTTGAAAAAGCTGATAAACCAAGGCATTTCTGTGCTGGTGATCTGACCTATTTGTTACAATGTAGGTCGGCGTTTGGGTGTTTTGCGGGTTGGATTTACGAAAATAGAGTTCGTACTCCCTATTGTATAGGAATAAATCCCTATTCTAGAGAGTGGACAATTCTATTTCGTATGCTGCGAGATATGTCTGATCTTGGTATCTTTGGCGATTTTTCTAAATTCGACAAGAGACAAGTACAGGTCTTGATAAATTTTACTCGCCGGTTGATGGAACGCTATTATGGTGATAGTGATCCCGACGGTAATAAAATTCGATATCTGTTGTTTGAAGATCTGATTAACTCTTTGCATGCAGTTCCGGATGGCGATAGCACAGCGCTATATGAGTGGTTCTCTGGTATGACAAGTGGCAATTTTCTTACTGCTATTATAAATACAGGGAGCAATTTACTTGCGCTAGTGTGTTGTTTTTGTGATATACTTACTCAAGATCAGGGTGGGTTCAATAAGGTTAAACCCAGGGAACTCCCTGTACATTATGTACTTGATAAGACTGAGATAAAGTTATACGGAGACGATAATGCGATGACTATACATCCGGATATGGCTGATAAAGTTGACTTTTATACTCTACAATCGTCTCTTAAGAGATTGTGGGGTTTGGAATATACTGATGAGTTGAAAGGTACGAATGGTGCGGTGGCGCGCCATCGACCCGTCAGTGAAGGCAACTTTATAGCTAGAGGATTTCGTACTATTATATGGAATGGTGAGTTTCGTGTGTGTGCCAATTTGCGATGGTATTCTATCGTTGAGTCGATAGCCTTTCTGCGGAAAGGTAATCCAATTGGATTTCAACAAACTCTAAATAATTCCATATATGAAAGTGCTCTGTGGGGTAAAGACGTGTTTGATGAATACGTCGCCTTTGTTGAGTATTGGTGCAGGGAGTTTAGGTGTCCCGGACCATTAGTGACCGATTGGGAGGTTGCTATAAACTATGTCATAAGTCGCGATGCGCCCCTTTACTCGCCCTGTTCGTCTATGAGTGACACTGGGTTTGGTGACTTTGG